CATATGGGCCCCGGTCGCCGGCTGGATCTCTTCGGCGTAGAGGCCGAGAGGACTTGCACGTGCAAGAAGGTTCTGAAACATCCGGTGCGCCTCAACTGGCTTGCACTGTTAATGAGGATGACGGGCTGGTCGAAATCAAGCAAGGCAAGTACATAACCACGCTTGTTATTCCTCCTGGTTCGGTAAGCATCAAGTATAGTACAAACAATTAAACAACTGGATTTCCGCCAGACCGCAATACGGCAGAGCGAAACGACCATCATGGTAGTTTCCCTGCCGTTTTTTGTGTCTTTGCGGACATCAGTACGGCTCCTGGCGGATTCCACAACGGATCTGAAAGGAGCCAAACAAATGAAAATCAACGACAACCAAAGTCAAACCCGTATCTACAAAATCTACCTGCCCCATGACAAGCAGTGGGTCGAAGTCACTGAGACGCAGTACTACGCCTACTATCGCGACATCTGGGCTACCAGAAAACGCGCCCAGGCGCATCGCCAGTGTATGTGCCCCAAGGACAAGCACTGGATGTGCGACGGCGACTGCCTCATCCATATAATCAAGCGACTGGGACAAGCCGTACTACGAGAAAGGAGGTTAAAGCCATGAGAGAGGTCAGAACCCCAAACGGGAAGCTTGTCGGAACGGTTGATAGCCAATCAAACAGCTTACACATCAAGGATGGCAAGAAGACCACGATGATTGAGATTCCCGACAGCGGACTTAAAATCCGTTTTGTTTCTGGGAATGGCACAGCAGAGGAAGTATTTATACCCTCCCTGTGTAGGTTGTCATTTTCGGCGTAACACATAGCTGAAACACAATAAAATGAATCCGCCAGATTGCTAAGACGACCGTGCGGAGCGCCCCGAAAGGGCGTTCACGCGGTCGTCTTTTTCTGTCTATGGCGGATTTAGCGACTCCGGCGGATTCAGAAAAATCTGAAAACCAAAGGAGTCAGAAAATGAAAATTCAATGGAAATTCGCAGACGGAACTACATCAGAAGTTGAAGTCAACGAGGAAATCGGCAACTACATAACAGCATCTCGACGCGAGGAGAGCAATCTCGCCCGTAAGGAGCGCTACCACTGCTATTCGCTCGACGCTATCGATTACGAGGGACTCGAGTATGCGACAGACACTACTCCCGAAACCGATTTGATACGCGAAGAAGACGCCGCTCGGATCAACACTGCGCTGGACAAGCTTTCGGAAACACAGAAACGGCGACTGTTAATGCTTGCTGATGGCTTGTCGGTTAATGAGATTGCCCGTATCGAAGACGTCGCTCCAAACGCTGCGTGGAAATCAATCGAAAGCGCAAAGAAAAAATTTAAAAAGCATTTTTAGAAATGGGTGTATAAAACACCCGCCTTTTCTCCGTATACCGAGGGACACAACCACACCGTCCCTCGGAAAGGACGGAGATCAAAATGAAGCACGATTTGAAAATCAGCGTTTCCAAGAAGCCCACCGAAGACGGCGTCGTCAGATACAAGCGCGTAGCGCTTCGGGAACGGTTGCTCCGTTACCTGTTCGGCGAAAAGCGTCGGGTAATGGTCATCGTCCCCAGCGACACCGTAGAGAGCGTTTCCATCACGGAATTGCCCGGAGGTGACGAGCACCGATGAAAAAAGACACTGCTCCGCTGCTTCCAATGCCGATCAAGGCAAAGCCCTACGCGCATCAGGTCGCCGCTTTCAATTTTGTTTGCGAGCTGTTCGGTCTGGTTTCGACGGGAGGTGATCCCGATGACAAAGGTCACGGTGAAATGCGCCCTGTGCGGGAAAGCATTCCAGCGGTCGGAAAGCCAAATCCGTGAAAACAACTTCTGCTGTCGGGAGCATTTTTACAAATGGAACTCGCAGCGCATGACCGAGTACAACCGCACGGATAACCCCATGAACAAGCCTGGCGGCGTAATGGAGTCGCGTGTTAAGCGGAGTCGCAAGCTCCGTGGCACCGGCGAAGGAAAGGCGTATCCCAAGCTGCTCGGCAAACACGCGCACCGTAGAATTGCCGAAGCCATACTCGGCAGACCGCTCAAAAAGGGCGAGGTTGTCCACCACATTGATGGCAATAAGCTCAACAACGACCCCGCAAACCTTGAGGTGCTCCCGTCACAGTCGGAGCATTGCAAAGTACACGGTTTCGGGAAGAAGAAAGGCAGGTGATGTAAATGAATATTTCCAGAAGTCAGGGCGTCGCTCTCTTAATGGAAATGGGTTAGCACCGGGAAAACGCTGGTGTCCATCGCCGCAGCAGGTGCGCTGTATAACGCCGGACGCATCAAACGAGCACTGGTCGTAGCACCGTTGTCGGTCGTCGGCGTATGGGACGAGGAGTTCGGTAAGTTTGCCGCCTTTGATTATACCCTCGCCGTGCTCAAGGGCAGCGGCGAGAAGAAGGCAGATACGCTCCGGCACATGACCGGCGACGCGCTGCAGGTGGCTGTCGTCAACTACGAATCGGCGTGGCGCTTGGAGAAGGAGCTCGCGGCATGGCATCCCGACCTGATCATCGCCGACGAGGGGCACAAAATCAAGACGCACAACATCTCGGCGTCCAAGGCGATGCACCGGCTGGGCGCAGCGGCAAAATACCGGCTGCTGCTGACGGGAACGCCGGTCACGAACAAGGCAATCGACGTCTTCTCCCAGTACAAGTTCCTCGACCCGCGCATCTTCGGACAGTCGTTTTACAGCTTCCGCAACACCTATTTTTACATGACCGGCTACGGCAATCACACGCCGGTGCTCAAAAAGTCGATGGAGCCGGAGTTGACCCGCCGTATGCACAGCATCGCGTTTCGGGCGACAAAGAAGGACTGCCTTGACCTGCCGGAAACGACCGACATCATCCGCAAGGTCGAGCTGGAGCCGAGAGCGGTGAAGCTCTACCAAAGTCTCGTGCAGGAGAGCTACGCCGAGCTATCCGAGGGCGAGGTCACCATTACCAATGTGCTCACCAAGCTGCTGCGGCTATCGCAGCTCACGGGCGGCTTCATCGGTAGCGACGAGAGCAGCGCCGCCGAACAGGTATCAACGGCAAAGCTCGACGTTCTGGAGGACATCCTCGACGCGGCAATCGAGGAAAATCGCAAGCTCGTCGTTATCGCCCGCTTCGTGCCGGAGCTTGACGCGATCTGCGCCATGCTCGAAAAGAAGCGCGTCAACTATTCGCTCATCAAGGGCGGCGTAAAAGACCGCGACGAACAGGTATCCCGCTTCCAGAACGACCCCGATGTCCCCGTTTTTGTCGGGCAGATCGCAACCGCCGGTCTGGGGCTGACGCTCACGGCGGCAAGCACGATGGTCTTTTACTCGCTGGATTACAGCATGAGCAACTTCGAGCAGTGCAAAGCCCGTATTCACCGCGCCGGTCAGCGGATGCCATGTACTTACATCTATCTCACCGCCCAAGGCACAGTTGACGAAAAGGTACTGAAAGCATTGAAAAATAAGGCAAACCTCGCCAAGACACTGGTTGACGATTATCGCTATGGCAACAACCCATTTATTTAATGAAGGAGTGTTCACTATGGACAATTCAGAAAAAATGTTTGAACTCGCAGATAGGCTTAAAGCTCTGCACGATGAGAAAAAGCAAGTTGAGCAAAACCTCAAGGACATCAATGCCGAACTGGAAGAAGTCGATGCTGCGCTGGCACAACTCATGACTGATACTGAAACGCAGAACTTTACCCGCTCTGGCACCATGTTCTGCCTTACAAGTACCACCCGTGCATCAGCGATGGCTGACCGCAAAGAGGAACTCTTTGAAGCGCTTCGTGCCGAGGGGTATGGCGGGCTGATTTACGAAACTGTCAATGCAAACAGCTTATCAGCCTTTGTCAGAGAACAGATATCAGAAAACGATGACGTTTTACCCGATTGGCTTAATGGCCTGGTCAATGTGTTTGAAAAAACCACTGTGGGCGTCCGTAAAGCGACCCGCAAATAAGAACCTGACCCACTTGCCAAATCAAAGATTTGGAGTGGGTACCCCAGAACCTTGTTACTCGCAAGGCTCGTAATCAATGAAAGGATGAAAATATCATGAAAAACAACGAAAACAAAGCTCTAACCACCAAGAACAGTGCGTTTATGGCACTGAAGGACTTTAACCTGAACGACGCACTCACCGAAGAACTATCCGGCTTGTCCGGCAGCTTTGAACGCATTAAAATTCC